AGGAGAAACTCTATAAGCCGCTCATAGAAGAGTGGAAAGAGAAAAAGCCGAAGGATGAAGAATGAAAATACAGGCGGGAGCGATTGCCCCGCCTTTTTATTTTGAAACTTTGCAAGTTTTTTGGGCTAAACATGTGGTATTATATAAACATAGGCTTGCGAAAGTCGAAAAGCGTTGGACAGCTCTCCACGAGTAGCAACGGATAAGCCGCGAAACAGCGGCTTATTGTGCACGTAGCTTATAGGAAAAGCACCGCCTAGCATAAAGCGGAGATGTGGCGTCGAGCACCACCGGGCACTCCAAAGCCAGCCCATGCCAATGGTTTCTCTTTCTCAACACTGGCATTTTGTATAACCCTCCTTTAGATTTCTTACACACGAGAGGACCTGTAATTACAGCAGGCCCTCTTCGTGTCTCTGGGGGTGATCGCAACGACGAAGAAGCTGACACAGCACGATGTACATAAGATGGAGCGCAAGGGCAAAGTGCAGACGGAGTGGCGCGGGCTGATAAAACTCGTTGACCTCATCGACATGTGCTTGTATCTCAAGTCGCGAGAATGGGAGATTGTACCGCCGCAGGGCAATGAGCTGATACGCGCCAGAAGGGACGGCACGCAGATCACGTATCGCTGGGATGCTGAGAAGAAGCATATCGTATGCGGACGGCATGAGATGGCGTTGGCATACTGCTATAAGACATTCTGGCACGATGAGTGGTAGAAGAAATTTTGAAACTTTGCAAGTTTTGGCCGCTGTTTATGTGGTATATTAGTAGGGTAAGCTATTTCGATAGCACCTCTTAGATGAATATGATGTCACACATCGGGAAAAGACTAGTCTGCACGGCTGGTCTTTTTTCGTGCGTAGAATGGAGAGTAACTGAAATGAAGAGAGTATTTATTTCTCAGCCGATGCGGGATAAGACAGATGAAGAGATCAAGAAAGAGCGCCGCGCTGCAATCGAGCACGTGAAGAAAGTGCTGGGCGATGATGTAGAAGCGATTGACTCTTTCTTTGAAGGAGCGCCACATGATGCAAAGCCGCTGTGGTTTCTCGGTAAATCGTTCCAGCTTCTCAGCGGTGCAGATGTAGCGCTGTTTATCGGCCATTGGTACGAATATCGTGGCTGCAATCTGGAGCACGAAGCGGCAAAGCAGTACGGCATCAAGGTAATGTACTATGACGAGAAGCCGAAAGCTGAGACGGACGGCTTCATTACGGCGGGTGTATGAGCGAGGACTTGCAGATACTAGCGATACTTGCGCTGACGATGGTCGGCACGCTGATCGTGACGGCGGCTATCATCGCAATGTAGGAGGATGTGAGGATGGATGAGCGACAAGAAAGCGGGTAGAGGTAGACCGTGCAAGTATGACGAGTGGCTAGGCGGAGACGGCTTGCTCAAGATACAAGGGTGGGCACGCGACGGCTTATCAGAAGAGCAGATAGCACACAATATGGGTATCGCTCGCTTCACACTTTCAGAGTGGAAGAAGAAATTTCCTGTTTTATCTGACACGATTAAAAAGGGGAAAGAAGTCGTCGATCGCGAAGTCGAGAACGCCATGCTCAAGCGCGCTCTCGGCTACGAGTATGATGAAGTCACTCAGGAGCCAGTTACAGACAAAGATACCGGCATTACAGAGATGCGCGTGACAAAGCGCGTGACAAAGCAGATTGTGCCTGATGTGACGGCGCAAATATTCTGGCTCAAGAATCGTAAGCCGGAAGAGTTCCGCGACAAGCGAGATGTCGAGCTGTCTGGCAGTGTAGACCTCGGCAGTATCATCGAGAAAGCGCGAGGGCGGGCGGATGAGTAAGACGTTTACTGATCTCGTCGCGTTTCTCGCCGGATTCTCGCACGACCCGTACAAATTCGTGCTAGCTGCGTTCCCCTGGGGCGAGGGTGAGCTGGCTGGCAAGAGCGGGCCGGATGAGTGGCAGAGAGATGTGCTCAATGACATACGCGACGGTCTGAGGACGCCGGACTCCGTCATCCGCGAGGCTGTGGCGTCAGGAAACGGCATTGGCAAGTCCGCCCTTGTGTCGTGGATTATCATCTGGGCGATGGCTACGCACGAAGATACGCGCGGCGTCGTCACTGCAAATACGGAAGCGCAGCTGCGGGCGAAGACGTGGGCGGAGTTGTCGAAGTGGTATCGTCTCTTCATCGCGAAAGATATGTTCCACTTTACAGCAACGTCGATTTTCTGCGTGCAGGAAGGACACGAGCGCACGTGGCGCGTCGATGCTATCCCGTGGAGCAAGGACAATCCAGAGGCATTTGCGGGCTTACACAATCATGGCAAGCGGATTCTGATGCTCTTCGACGAGGCGTCGGCAATCTATGATGAAATTTGGAATGTCGCGGAAGGTGCGATGACTGATAGCGACACAGAGATTATCTGGTGCGCATTCGGCAACCCGACCCGCCCACAGGGAAAGTTCTACGAGTGCTTCCACGGCGCTAAAGCAATGTGGCACACGCGGCAGATTGACTCGCGCAACGTCAAGATCAGCAATAAGCAGCAGCTTCGCGAGTGGGAAGAGCAGTACGGCGAGGACAGCGACTTCTTCAAAGTCCATGTTCGCGGCATCTTCCCATCGGCGAGCGACAATCAGCTTATCTCGCGCCAGCTCGTAGACGTCGCACTGCGGCGGGAACTAGAACAGAAGCTCTATAAGTTCGCGCCGGTTATCATTGGCGTAGACCCAGCATGGACGGGCGGCGATATGCTCGCTATCGTCATGCGGCAGGGGTTGTACAGCAAAGTGCTGGAGCTGATGCCCAAGAATGACAATGATTTAGCTGTCGGCCGCAAGATCGCGAAGTATCAAGACGACTACGGCGCTACGGCTGTCTTCATCGACATGGGCTATGGCACTGGTATCTATAGTGTAGGCCGTGACATGGGGCGTGCCGGCTGGCGTCTCGTCTCATTTGCTGAGGCGGCTGACGGCGACGAGTACGCGAATAAGCGGGCTGAGATGTGGGCTGAGGTCAAGAAATGGCTCGAAGAAGGCGGTTCTATCGACGACGAAGGGCTTGCTGACGAGCTGACAGGGCCGGAAGCGTACATCAATCGCAAGGGCAAGTTGCAGCTTGAGAGCAAAGACGACATGAAGAAGCGAGGGCTGGCGTCGCCGAATATGGCTGATGCGCTGGCTCTCACGTTCGCGTTTCCGGTCCATATTGATGGAAATCACAACGCGAAGTACCGCAGGGCACGTAGAAGTGGCAAGCTCAGGCGTGTTGGTACGCTGTGAGTGGACATAAGCCGAACTATATACCATGAAACACGGGGTTTTACTTTACTTAACTAAAGTTTTGTGCACGGAGGTGAGACAATGAATCAAAATGATGCCGCGCAGTTTGATGCGGCGCAGAATGCAATGCAGCAGCAAGTGCAGATGCAACAGGCAGCGGCGTTGGCTCCGCAGGGTGTGGGGCTGTCAGTCAACAACAGCTACGGCTTGCATGATATCGTCTATCCCGTGCCACAGGACGAGGAAGCGGAGGATATCTCGCTGGATACGCTCTCACAGGAAGAGATTGATAAGATCATGCGGGCGTACAAAAACGGCAAGCAGGCGGCTGACAACTACTACAGGGCGACGGTCGAACCGAAGATTATCCGGCGTTTGAAGCTGTACAGAGCGGATAAAGAGCTGTACAAGAAGAAGTTCCCGTCGCTCTCAGAGCTTAATAATTGGGTGAGCAAGGATATCAAGACGACAATCGACTGGATTCTGCCGAACCTCATCGAGGTATTCTCGGCGAACGACTCGCCGGTTGATATCGTCGGGCAATCCGTCGAAGATGACGACAACGCGAAGCTCTTGCAGGAAGTCATCAACTACTTCGTGATGAAGAAGAACAATTTCTTCACGTTCATCGCGACTCTGGCAAAGGATGGCCTCGTCACGAACTTCGGCTGCGCGAAAGTGTATTGGAATCGCGACGAGACGAGAAAGCCAATGCAGGTGCTTGCAGATGCGCAGATGATGCAAATGCTCGCGATCGAGCAGCAGCAGGGACGCATTGAGATTACGGACTTGAAGCAGGCGGACCCGCAGGGCGACTTTCTCATTGTGTCGTTCGACGTGATTGCAGTCAAGTCGAATACACCGGTGTTGGAGAACATGTCGCCGTCTGAGCTGCGCTTTACGCATGAGACGAGGGATCTGCACGATGCGAAGTTCGTCGCACAGCGCAAGATTGTCAAGGGCGACTATCTCAAGCGCAAGGAAATCGAGGGTGTCTACAGCAATATCGACAAGGCGCTCTCGCAGGGCGATAATGGTTCCGCCCGCTGGACGACTCTTGACATCGAGCATGACAAAGAGCTGACGAACATCAACGAGTTCCTGAGCGACGGCGACACGGCTTCCCGCGAGTATGAGTTGTACGAAGCGTATCTCAAGGTGGACTACAACAATGACGGCGTCATGGAGCATGTCATCGTGCACGCGGTCGGTGATACGCCACTCAAGATACAGACAAACACGTTCGAGATGCCGCCGTTCTTCGTGTTCTCGCCGGAGTACGAGCCGTATTCCATCTTCAATGAGACGGGATTTGCTGAGGAGTGGGAGCAGCTACAAGACCTCAAGACGGCGCTCGTGCGTCAGATCATCATTGCGACGGCGAAGAACTGCCGGGGCCAGAAGTTTGTCAACGAGCAGGCTGTCGATATGGATGCGATGATGGATGGCGAGGAATTTGTACCGACTGAGGGCGACCCGTCAGCGGCTATCCTTTTCCCGCCAAGCGTGCCGACTGACCCGAACGCCATGACGCTCATCCAGTACGCGCAGAACGAATTGGAGAGTCAGTCCGGCTCGACAAGGTACAATCAGGGCCTCGATAGCAATTCGCTAAACATGACGGCTACTGGTATTAGCGCTATCATGGGCGCTGCGGATAAGAAAATCAAGCTGATTGCAAGGTTCCTCGCCGAGACGACATGGATCCCGATTGTCAAGTTCCTCATCCTGCTCTGCCAGAAGTTCCTTGACGATGGGCAGGTCATTCGACTTCTCAATCAGGATATCGCTATCCGGCGCGAACAGCTCAACCTTGACTACGACCTCGTCGTCAATGTCGGTCAGGGTGCCGGCACGAAGGAAGCGGAGATTCAGTATCTCATGGTGCTGATTCAGCAGCTCTACCCGACGCTACAGCAGGTCGGCATCGTCAATGCGACGAGCTGGTACAAAGTCACGAAGGAACTTTTGGAACGCATGGGCATCCGCTCGACGGCGAAGTTCCTGCTTGACCCGGAGTCGCCGGAGTTCCAGCAGATGCAGGCACAGGTGGCGCAGGCACAGCAGGCGGCAGAGCAGAAGCAGGATGCACTCACACAGGCGCAGTTGCAGCTTAAGGAACAGGATATCAAGGCGAAGCAGCTCGCGAAGCTGTCCGCTAGGTTCTCTGAGCTGCCGATTGATGCGCAGATTCAAGCGTTGCAGCAGCTCGGTATCACGACGACGCCACAGAGCTTCGCGAATAAGGCCGTTGAGGACACGCAGAAAGCTATCGTAGAGCACTTTACGAGTGGTGCAGGAGGTGCAATCTATGGCGGCAAGTGAGACGGCACAGGAAAAGAAGCTGCGGCTCACGCACGAAGCACAGCGAGGCCGCGAAGCTGAGGAACTGCTGACGAAGTTCGGCGACAAGTGGGTTGTAGCGGCTGGCGAAAAAGCCCTGCTCGACCTGCTTAAGGCTGACACAGCAGAAGCACTGATGCAGGTACAGGCTGACTATCGAGCGGCCACGGACCTCTATGGCAAGCTCAAGGCGGCCGTCAGCAAAGGGAAGAGAGCAGCGGAAGCGCTGCATAAGGAGGCAATGAGTAATGGATGAAGAGATGAGCACGGGCGGCTCGCCAGCACCGGACACAGCGCCAGCGCCGGAAGCGCCCGCAACAGATACAGGAACGCCGGATGTTGGCGGTCAGGCGGCAGAACAGGCAGAACAGCCAGCCGAAGAAAGCCACGCGCCGGAAGTCGCGATTCAGGTAGACCCGCAGACGGGCAAGCGCCGTGTCGTATTCCCAGCGCAGGAGCAGGCTAAGACACAGCCACCCGCAGATGGACAGACGCAGGAGCCGCCACAGCCACAGCAGCCACAGCAGTACAGCGCTGGCGACATTGTGCAGCTCGTCGCGACGGGGCAGCAGATTGACCAGGCGCGTGTACCACAGGAGCTTCAGGGCTATGCAGCGGCTATTCAGCAGCAGCGTATCAATGCGGCGCAGATGCAGATGATGCAGATGCAGCAGGCACAGGCACGTCAGCAGGTGGCGCAGCAGCCACCGCAGGCACCGCCGCAGCCGACTGCCGAGCAGATGCAGCAGGCACAGAAGGCGCGGGCGGCGGTCTATGAACAGATCACGCAGCTCGCTGAGAAGAAAGCTTGCGAGGATTTGGGTGTGACGAAAGCACAGCTCAATGATGCGAAGTTCTCGGATGACGAGGAATTGCAGAAGAAGGCGCAGGCATTCGAAGCGGCAGTCCGCTTTAACACTAACGCCATCTCGCAGGAAATCATGCGTCAGCGGGCGGCGCAGGCACAGCAGATGCAGGCCATCCAGCGCGAGACGCAGGAGACCATGCAGGCCATTATGCCGAAGTGGCAGGAGTACCAGAAAGACCCGCACTACAATGACATCGACAACATGATGGGCGAGTACTACAAGACTCTCCCGTTCGATGAAGGCGCGAAAGTCAAGCAGTCCATCGACCGATTCCTCGCAGGCCGCCCGGTCAAGGCAGATGTAGACATTCTCGACAACTACTACAAGAAGACAAAGGAAGCCTATTATGCCAAAGCAACGGGCGTCGGCACAACGCCACAGCCTGCACCGCAGAGACAGCGCCCGCCGCGCGTCGAACAGCCCGGTCAGCATGGCACGTCTGCACCGCAGGCGGTGGATTGGGGCAAGATGCGCAGCATGACACCGCGCCAGCGCTCTGAGTTCCTGCGGACCTATCTCCGATAATATCCGTGGCCACGGTATTATATATGTCAACAATCTATACGAGGTGAAAACACATGGCAAACAACCCGATTGTCAATACCTCTACGTCGCAGTCCGTGACGTATGAGGCTGAGGGCGAGAAAGAAGATTTCTCCCCGATCATCACGAACATCGACCCAGACCATAATTTCTTCCTGCGCGAGTTTCCGACCGAAGAGGACGCAACCCAGTTGAATTTCAACTGGCTCACCGAGTCGCTCAAGCCGCCTAAAGTCAATGCCCATCTTGAGATGGAGGACTACAAGACGGACAAGGTTGGCTCGCTCGACCGCCTGAACAACACGGTCCAGTTCTTCCAGACGACTGGCCGCGTTTCGGACGCACAGCGCAAGACGGCGAAGCAGTACAACCAGCAGGACGAGTTCCCGCGCCAGAAGGAACTGGCATTCAAGCAGATGGCACGCGATATGGAGTATGCTATCGCGATGAACACGGTTTCTCGACTTGAGTCCGGCCTGACTCCGGCAAAGACGGGCGGCGTTCCGTTCTTCCTTCAGGAGGAGAAGCTGGCCGTCACGTTCGATTCTACGGCTAATACGGTTACGACGAGTGAGGCGCACAAGCTCAACACGGGCGACTTCGTCTATTTCATCGCTACCGGCGACAAAGCGGCACTGCCGAAGGGCCTTGTTGCAAACCGCGAGTATTACATCCGCAAGAAGAGTGACACGACGTTCGATCTCTTCTACTCGCTCGACGAAGCACTTGCCGCAGACAGCTCTGAGGCTACGTCGGCAGACACGGGCAAGGTCATCGCACTCGGTACGACAGGCACGGGCAACCTCTTCTTGCTCAAGAACAACGTCATTGACGGCGCTGGCACGGCCTTCACGGAGGATAACATCAACGATGTCATGGAGATGTGCTACAAGCGCGGCGGCGACCCGACGATTGCCGTCATGAGTGCTGCCAACAAGCGCCGCTTCTCGTCTGTCATCACGGGCGAAGCATCGAAGCGCCGCGACCAGAAGGACAAGACGGTCACGAACATCACGGACACGTACATCAGCGATTTCGGTACAATCACGGCGCAGGTCCATCGTCAGTACAGCAACGACCGCATCGACCTGCTCGACATGAACTACTGGGGCATCAAGTACTTCGTGCGTCCGCATGAAGTCACGGGCCTTGCTAAGAAAGGTACGTATGAGGAGTTCGTGCTGGAAGCATCGTTCGGCGTCAAGGGTACGCAGCCGAAAGCATCCGGCTCTATCGTCAATCTGCCGGCTTAAGGTAGCATGGGGGACTTTCTTCGAGAGTCCCTTTTTTTATTGGAGGTGACGATGTGATTACCAAACAGGAGATATACGAGACGGACGACGGCAAGGTCCGCGTGCGCAACACCATCGACATCTCTCAGGCCGTCGAGATGGCTAAAGATGTGTCGGAACGGCGGGCACGTGGCAAGAACATGGTGCCGCTCGGGTATATCCCGCCGGAGTACTGGAGCTTCGACCCGTGGCTCATCGAGGCGAAGCGGGCACGGGCGGCTGGTGACAAGCATGAGTATCAGAAGTACGTCATGAAGTTCTTCCGGCTGCATCCTGAATTTGCTGTGATCCAGAGCGCGAAGTATTGGAGTGGTGCATGATGAAGGCTATCAAGGTACTGCGGGCTGTGCGGCAGAAGGAGCAGGACAACGACGAGGTCAAGTACAGCGACTATGATATCGTCTCGGCTATCAACGAGGTCATCCGCTATCTCAACATCAGCCTCGCGCACAAGGACAGTGAGTTCTTGCGCAAGTCGGTGGACTACGACGAGCGCGAGATGAACAAGGCCATTGACGATGAGAACGAGGCAAACAAGGATGTAGAAGGATACGAGCCGAAAGAGCGCGAGGACTTCGCTCACAAAGGCGTGGAACTGCCGGACGGGTATATCTCGCTCGTGTCGGTACAGCGCAGTGACGACTACTACAATCTGTATCCGGCTACGTCGCTGGCACGGCTCAGGGAAAGGAACTACGTCCTCTTCGGCGGGCGGCTGTACGTCAAGCATCCGGGGTTCCGTCTCAACTACATTGGTGGCGTGCCGGAGATCACGGACGTGACGAAAGACAGCATCGACCTGCCAGATGTATTCTTCGATATCCTCGTCAAGATGGCGCGACTCGTGCTCAACAATGGTGACGCGGATACGCTGACGCAGGCGGTCTCGGCGGCGGTTGACTCGGTCATCCCTCGGCGCAGATTGTCCAACGTGCGCTCGCGGATGCCTTTTTGGATGTGAGGTGAGAGGATGCAGGTAGAAAAAGCGATTGCCCGACTCAAAGCGGCCGGACATGATATCTCAGACGAATATTCGACGGAGGACTGCATCGGCTTCCTCAATACGGCGGTGCAGGAAATCTGCCACCAGCTCGCTACGGGCAAGTCGCCGCAGATGGTGAAGGAAATCACGCTGCATGACAGCGAGATCCTGCCGCCCGATTACATCATCTCGTGCGGCAACTATCCAATCAAGGTGACAGGTCAGGCCGTGACGTTCACGGATCCTGATATCGACGCGCTGCGGTTCCGCTACTTCGCGACAAAGCCGCAGATCGTGGACGCGACGGGCAATATGCCATTCGTCCATGAGGTGCTCAACGATATCACAGTGCGGCTGGCGACGCTCTTCGCGCTCAACCAAAACGAGTACGATGTGTCGCAGGACAAGGCTCTGCTTGACGAGGTGCGTCAGGCTGTAGCGCAGGGCATGGGCGGCTGAAAGGGGTGAGGACGTGGCAGACGAGAAAGCAAGAATCCTGAAAGCGCCGGACCTGCCTACTGTCGTCAAAGGCGATGGTCGGTATCTCATGACGTTGCTGCGACAGTTCCTCACAGAGACGGCGCGAGAGGTCAACCTGGCTAACGGCTTCACGGCGGAGGAAATCAAGTCGGACGGTACGAGCAAAGTGCCGGACGTGCGGAACTTCCACTTGACGTTTGACCGGCTCGGCGGCCTCTTGGAGTGGGACCATACCAGCAAGCTCGACGACCTCGCCTATTACGAGATTCGCACGAACCAGAACGTCGGCAGTGATGTCGGCCTCTTGGAGCGGACACGCGAGAACACATCGACAAAACTGCCACTGACGTATGTCGGCCACGTCTACTGCTACACCATACTCAAGAACAAGGAGCGCAGTGCTGGCACGGTCATCACATACACGAAGGCACGGCCCGTAGCACCTACAGATCTCGCACTCACGAAGGACCAGCAGGGCGTCATCGTCTCGTTCCTCGCTATCCCGCTCGATTGCATCGGCGCGAACGTGTACGTCAATGACACGAAGTACACTGTCACAGATAACCTGTTCCTCTACACGGGCGGCGAGGTCATTAAGACAGTGCGCGTCGCGTACTACGATCAATTCGGCGAGGGCGAGAGCACGACAATCTGGTGCGAGATACCGGATGTGACGGGCTTCATTGTCGAACGCAACGACTCTCAGCTGTACTTCTACTGGGACGAGGTGCCGATACACGGCGTGCACTATGTCGTGAAGGTCGGCAGTATCCCGGACTGGGATAGAGCGCTGACGATATTCGACACGAAGGATAACAAGCACCGCTACATCTATCCGAACATCGGCGAGTACTACATGCTCATCAAGGCAGTAGACGAGCACAACAATTACTCGAAGAACGCGACATACGTCTACCTGACGAACCAGAAGGACGAGCACAAGAACGTCATCATCGAACTGGACCAGAAGGCCGTTGCCTACAGCGGCACAAAGGTCGGCATGTACTACGATGCGGCAGGCAATCAGCTCAAGCTGGACCGTGACGTTGGACACGGCGAGTACATCATTGATGTGCAGCTCCCTCAGAAGTACCGCGCGCGGAACTGGCTGGACTTTGCTTGCATCGGACAAACTAACGACACGCTCTGCTTCGATGACATGGCTTGGCTATGGGACAGTGAAGATGCTGCGCGTACTGTCTGGAACGGCACGGTTGGCGACCTGAACGGCGTGCAGGTGCATCAGGAAATCGCGCGGTATGTTGGCACCACGGGCGACAACATACTTGATGTAATCGAGCTGAATGACAGCCTGACGAGCACGAAGGGGACATCCCCAACAGACTCGCACGACGTAGTTTATGCGCAGGGCAGATGGCACGCGGGGCTGACAGTGGGCGACACGACGCGCCTTGCCTATGCTTACAGCGTGCCGGAGACGTTCTCGCTATCGTTCTATGCGACGGTCAAGAGCGGCATCGGCGATGCCATGATCGCAACGCTGGAGAATGACAATGGCGGGTTCCTCGTCATCGGCTACGATGCGAAGGCGTCGTGCTTCTACGTGCGCGGCAGTGATGGCGTCACGGTACGGACGGCCAAGATTGCACCTGCTAACGGGCGGGACTGGTACACGCTGGCAGTCAGCCAGAGCGAGACAGCGCGCACGCTCTACGTCTACTCGCTCAACTACGACAAGATAGTGGCCGGGAACGAACCAGCAAAGCCCATCGGCACATTCTCGGCGGTTTATTTCTATCCGAAATTGTGAGGTAAGAACATGGAACAGAAACTCAAACTCAAAGGCACGCATATCGGTATTCTCCGCCATCCTGATGGCTCGGTCGAGGTGCACCGCAAAGACAATCTCATCCTGAATGGCGGCTTCGACTTCATCGCAGACGCCATCGGCAAAGGCTCTGGCCGCCCGGCTTGCATGGCCTATACGGCGGTTGGCACTGGTACGACGGCGACAGCGGCAACGCAGACGGGGCTTGCCACGGAGCTGGCACGCAAGGCGGCGACATACGCCCATACGGCTGGCACGAAGGTATTCACCTTCACGACAAAGTTTGAAGCAGGTGAGGCGACGGGTGCTATCACGGAAGCCGGTATCTGCAACGCGGCGACGGGCGGCACGTTCCTTGACCGTGTGACTTTCAATGTCATCAACAAGGGTGCAGACGATACCTACGAATCGCACTTCCAGTTCACGCTCTCTTAAGGGGTGAGAACATGGCGACGACGGTCACGAAGGGCACTTACTACACGTGGGATACGGCAGGCTTTACCTACGATTCACAGCAGGCCGCCCACACGTGGGATGACATGGCGCCGCTTATCTATACGCGCGATGACGCAGAGACGTTTGGACTGCGTGACGGCAGGACTTCAACGGCCGGCAAGGTTGTCATGGATGTGATACGGCTCGCTGATACGCGGATATGGTCGGACATGCTCGGCTTGAAGCGTGAGCACGTCGGCGTGCATGAGACGTACTGGGACTATATCAGCTACATTCTGCATATCCTTGAGTCGGCTCGCGTGACAGAGTCATCGTACCGTGCCGTGGATACACCGAAGCGCGAGGGCATCAAGATCGTGAGGGCAAGCCACTCAGAAATCATGGAATCCGCGCGCGAACAACTCGGCATCCTAGACACATCCCTACGGGCGGCTTTTGCCAAACTAGCTAGAGAGAGCATGGAAGTAGAGGACGCGCTGGATGCGGCAGTCACGCAGATGTCTTACGACGATGTGGCCACCAGCGACGGCTTGACTATCTCGCTGGGCAAGATGACAGCGGAACAACTCGGCATCTTGGATGAGGCACTGCAGGCGGCGGCATTCAAACGTACATGGGATGAGTCGGCACAGCTTGGCGACGACGAGGATAACCATGTGACGGCGAACAAGTTCGAGGAAGTGCAGGCGACGGACGGCCGGTCAGCAGATATCTACCAGCCGGAAGAAGAAGCTGTAGGCATAGCAGACCGACAGACACATCGAGCTAGAACGCTCCGTACATTCGCCGAGATGGCAAACGTAGGGGAACATATGCGGCGCGACTTGGGCGGCGGTTACAGCGAGGCTGTGGCCTTAGACGACCGTTTCTTGCGTGCGCTCAATGGCATCATCGAAGAAATCACGCTCAAGAAAGGCGGCATGACGGCGGCGGACTTCCAGCAGCTCGTCAATCAGCCAACCGGCTACGAGCGCTTCATCCCGTACATCGTCGGCGAGTATGAGTACCAGAAGGCACTCGTCCGGCTGGCGGTAACGCCCGGCTCGCTCGGCGCGGAACCGGCGGTCTACAACGTCGTCGTGCATGTCGATATCGACGACACGGTGGACAGGGGTACGACAACCATCACGGACACGAGTGCGGCAACGACGGTTCACTTCTCGAAGCACTACTATACGAGGCCGGAAGTCACGGTCACATTGCGCGGCGGCAGTACAGCGGACGGCATCATCACGCCAAACGTCACGGAGATTGATAAGGACGAGGACGGCTACTATTTCAAAGTGGAACTGCTCAAGTCGGATGGCACGCGGGCGAAGGGTACTATCACATGGCAGTCTGTGGGATATTGAGGTGAGGAAATGCAGAACTACAAAGAAATCAACGGCAACGACTACGTCAAGGACTCGCGGACAACAATCAACGAGACGATGCGGTCTATCCAGAGCATGAACAGCGGCACGGTGTTCCCGACGACGAACCTGTTCGAGGGCATGAAGTGCTACCGTACTGACCTGAAGAAGACGTACACGCTGACCGATGTGGAGAACAACACGTGGGTGGAGGATGATACGGCTAGTAAATTATCTGCTGCTAGAAAAATTAACTTGACGGGCGACGCCACTGGTACGACCACATTTGACGGTTCTGGCGACGCTAGTATTAGTGTTACGGTTAATGAAAGTAAGCACGCGGCGGCGGCTGACGAGGCTATTAAGTTGAACACCGGACAGGCTGGTAGTATCACTGTTAACCAGTCAGGCTACAGTGACTATTCCCCGACCGTCGGCGGCAATTACGCAAACATGAATATCAGCAGTTGGTTTGGCGTTTCGTTCACGTCGCAATGCGGCGGCTCAGTACCGAAAGGAAAGACCGCCGTCGGTATCGACTGCCGCGAAGGAATTGTAAGGGCGAGACGTTTCGAGGGCTCGCTCAATGGCACTGCTACCAATGCAGATACAGTTGACGGCGTACATGCGGGCATTATGTACTATAACAAAGGCGACTGGGCCGCCGATAACTGGGCGACTATGGGCGCGTATCAGGTTAATAATATTTCGATAACCGGAGGCGCATACGGATGGGGACAGGTCATTTCAAGCTCGACGGCTGACGCGCGCTTCCAGCTTTATGCGACACATCAGTACGGCGGCGACGGGCGTCTGCATTATCGCACTGGCTGGGATAACGATAAAGGTCAGCCGTGGAATACTATCTTAGACAGCGAGAACTATAACAGTTTCGCTCCCACAAAGACAGGCTCCGGCGCCAGTGGTACATGGCCCATTTCCGTATCGGGTACGGCGGAAAAGGCGAACGGCCTGACAGGCAACCTTGTTTTTCCTGATATCGGCAACGTAGCGACAAGCAATAAAATAAGCTGGAACGGCTCGACGGATGGCGCGGATATCTATTACCAGACAACGGCATCTGACCAAGGCAACCTTGTCCTGAACTTGCGTGACGACCCGAATTGCTATCTGCGTATCGCGTGCAATGGCGCGTTCAAGAGCTATTTTAGCCCTAATGACGGCAACTTTCACGGCAATGTGAACGGCAATGCTGATAATGCTACTAATGCAGATACAGTTGACGGGTATCATGCTAGCGACATACTCAACCGCATCACGGCGGCGAACACGGGCGGTATCGTCGCGGCGTCGCTCACGGAGAACGGGTACGTCAAGTTTGCGAACGGCCTGATTCTACAGTGGGGATTTGTGAGTAACACAAAGGCGGCTAAGAATTACGACATAACGTTCCCTGTATCATTTGCATCTGCTTGCTTTGGCGTGCATAATACATACTTTAAATCATCGGGTGAAGCGGGAAAGAGTGGCGATAACTGGGATACTGTAGCAAAGATCACAAAATATGGGTGCCAACTATCGGCTGATAATCAGAATGTCTTCTGGACCGCGATTGGCGTTTAATAACCAACAGCCATCCACGACAACAAAGATGATTCATCTGTGAAAATATAGTACGTAGTGTTGTTAACAAGGCCTACAGACCAGTTTGCACCGCCACTTCCACCATCGGAGAGCGCTCCAGTGATGGAGAAAACAGCATTAGGGAAAGCTATAGGGTAGTTGTGCTGTTCATGGCCTTTGCCGCCATACTTAGTAGTTCCCCACTGTTACATGCCAATGGCAAGCCAGCAAACGCTACCATCTCCCTGTACCGTAAAGCCTTTCGTACTTATGCCACTAACCCACGGCCAGCTTTCGTTGTCACAGGTACATACCACTCTGGCGAACGAACTGAACGCAATGGGGAATGTCGCGTAGGATTTAGCGCCGCAATATCCCCACTGTTACATGCCTACGGCAAAATAGATTCCTCTCCATGAATTACCGCCTGAAAGACAGGAATTAAAACTAGCGTTGTCAAACGACCGTAACGTTGTGGAGGACGTAGCTCCTGTTTCTGACGTACTAGAAGGTGTCTGTACAGTAAGAAGCACTTTGAAGCACGCCGTGGGGAAAGCAATAGGGAACGAGTGAGATACGAAGTGACCGTTCTCCGTGTAACTTCCCCACTGTTAAGAAAGGATGATTTTTATGAACTACATGAGTCTGTTTGATGCAGACGGTACGCGCGTCACGTCGGTGCCGTGCGATGATGACCTCACGGATGAGAAGAAGGCCGCGCTTGAGGCGGAAGGCTATGTCGAGATTGACGAGGATGAGTGGAACTACTATGTCGGCAACAAGGGCATGGGCGACAACGGTACGGGCTATATCCGCAAGGAAGGCAAGCCAGTTAGTGCGCCTGCCTATGTGCCTACTGCGGCGGAGCAGGCAGACGCACTGGCTGCGACATATGAGGCACAGGTGAAAGGTATCGATGACCAGATCGTACTGGCAATGGCAGACGGCGATGATGACCTCGTGGCAGAGCTGAAAGAGGAGAAGACTGCCGCGCTCAAGGAATATCAGGAGAAGTTGGAGGCGCTGAACAAATGAAGAAACGATGCGTATTTTGCCACAAGGTGCTGGATGAGAAGGGGCGCTGTCAGAACAAGGCGTGCCCTGATTATATCCGCACGCAGATTCTTGAGAAAGCCGACAAAGAGGCCGCGAACGCAGACGGCACAACGGCTGACGGCACTTCTCAGGGCAAGTGACACGTCACACACAAAGAAAGCGCCGCTTATCGCAGGGGGTGGGCGGCTTTTCTGATGCGCGGTTAAGCACACGTTAAGGACAGATGCGGTCGATGGCGCGCAGGAGTTCGCGCACGCTCTTGTGCGTGTAGACGCGCTCGGTCACGCCTTCAAGGCTGTGGCCCAGTATGAGCTTGATGACAGTGCGGTTGATATCGGCAGAGTCGAGCATGGACGCGAGCGTATGGCGGCATTCGTGCGGGGTATGTGCCATGCCGAAGTGCTCCATGACGGGGTCGAAGATGGCACGGCGGAAGGAATCGTAGCTGTGGCGCGTACCGTCTTGGCGGGTGCAGATGTATTCACCCTCTCCCTGCATGGCGTCCTCGTACCACGGTATGAGGCGCTTGGGGATGGGGACGAGCCGCCCGCATCCTGCCTCGGTCTTGCTGTGCCGGATGACGATGACGCGGCGGCGGAGCTTGACGTCGGTCTTGCGGATGTGCCGGTACTCACCGACACGACAGCCGGAATAGATGAGCATGAGAACATGACGCGCCTCGGGCATCTCGTCAACGCCACGCCAGAGCTTATTCCGCTGGCGGACAGTGAACGGCTTCTTCTTGTGCTTCGCGCGCGGCCGGTCGATATCGAGATACCTTGCATAGTCGCGCGTCACGAGGTCGTACCGCGCCGCGTACTTGTAGAGTTGTTCGAGCAGGGAGCGCACTTTCTTCTGCGTCGGCTGGCCACATCCACTCCGGCGCACGTCGTCGATGACCATGTCGAGATGGGCGAGGCGGATATCGACGAAGATCATATCGTGCAATCGTGCGCAATGGCGGTAGGAATTGCGGTAACTGACGCGGGCTGACTCACTGCGCAGCTGCGGGAAATGCTTGGCTTTTCAGAGCGCGTACACCTCGGAGAAGGTCGTGCGGCTCGGACTCAGCAGGGCAGGGTCTCGGTTGTACGCGACGAGGCAGGCCATTGCGTCCTCGAAGGTCTCGAAGTAGCCGATGGCCTTCTGCTTGCCCTGTATCGTCTTTTTTGCTACATAGGGACGGCGGCGGTTGCCCTTCATCTTGTAGACCGTGCCGAACCCGTTTGGAAGTTTCATTGCTATCACCTCAGTACGAGGATACCAGAAAGGAGCAATCGCATGAACAGCTTGCACTGGCACGCGCTCTATGCGGCGGTGAGTGAGTTCCTTGCAGTGGCAAGACAATACCATTTCTGTGAGGATATGTTGCCGGAGATTGAGAAACGGCTCTTCGCTCTCAGCCCTTACTCGAAACATCATGAATGAAAGGAGAACCTTATGTCTGTATTTGATATCTCGGAGTTCCAGCCGGACGACCGCGTCAAGTCGCTGAAGAATCAGGGCGCTGACGGTATCATCGTCAAGATTGGCGAGGACATGGAGCTGGACCCGAAGTTCGTCCACTTCGTCAATGACTGCGTCGCTTGCGGCCTGCCGTATGGCGTCTACTACGTCTCGCACGCGCACAATGCGGACGAGATGATGCAGGAGGCGAAGTGGATTAACGACACGCTCTACAGCTACCTCGGCGAGAACAACCTGCCGGAACTCGGCATCTGGTGGGACATGGAAGTCGGTTCTGTCCAGCGCGGCGATGTCTGGCCGGATCTGCGCGATGCTATCGGCACGATGCAGTCGTGGTACCCAGGCTATGACAAGGTCGGCATCTATGCGCAGTACAGCTATTTCACGCAGTACTGCGACATGGACGAGCTGGCGTACTACGGTATTCCTGTGTGGGTGGCGCAGTACGAGTACCCGGAGAACAGTCTTAAAGCGGAATACCCGTCTTGTCATCACGTCGCTTGGCAGTGGACGACGCACAACGAGACGCAGGACGAGAACGAATGGTATGGATTCTGAGGAGGGATAACATGGCACAGTATAAACTTTCGCGTGACTTCACGAAGCTCGACGAGACGGCGGGCGTGCTCTACGCAATGCCGGGCCAGTCGGTTGAGATCGCAACGGGCACGGATGAGCCAATGAAGGATACGGGCTTCGTCCTGCATGGCAACTGCCCGTTCCCGTTCGCGGCGGATACTATCTGGGCGCGTGCGGCAGGCTCTCACGCCGTCCTCAATGTCGTCGTCGGCAAGGTGCCGGTATAAGGCGGCGATGGTATGCGACGGACAGCAAAACACAATGCGACAGTGCTGAGTTTCGCGGACTTCTCGGGCGGCATCAACGTCATGACGACGGGCGACCTCATTGCAGCGAATGAGATGCAGCAATGCCAGAACTTCTGGTTCCTCGGCAACCAGCGTTCTTTGCAGCCGCGCGGCGGTATCTCGGGGATGCTCGGCAGTGCTGAGTCGGAAATCCTCTCGGTCTACTACGACAACGACAGCAACACGTTCCTCGCGTTCGATGTGAACGGCGGGGTCTATCACGTCAGCAGTGACGGCAGGGATCTCGACAAGGTCGGCACACTCACAGGCAAGCAAAAGCCGGTCTGCGCGAAGTTCAAGGACGTCATCTGGATTGCATCAGGCGGCAAGCTCCAGTTCTACGACTACACAGACAACTCGCTCTCGACAGTGCTCGATGGGCCGACGTGCAACATGGTCTTCCAGCGGTTCGCGCGTCTCTGCGTCTCGATGAGTGGGACGGACCGCATCACATACTCGGCGACGGGAGACGGCACGGACTGGACACAGGACGACAACGACCTCTCGAAAAGCCAGTGGGTGGATGTCGGCTATGGCGACAGCGGCGATATCATCGCGGTAGCGCCGCTTGCAACGGACCTCATGATTCTCAAGAACAACGGCATGATCTACCAGCTCACGGGCGATGCTGAGGTTGCTTCATGGGCAATCTACCGCGTGGCGACGGAGACGGATGCGGTAGGGCGTCAGGCGGCTCTACCGGTCGGCAACGATGTCGTGTTCATCTCGCGCGGCGGTCTCAAGACGCTCTCCACGACGATGGACTACGGCAACATCGCGACGGCTGAGGTTGGGCAGAAGTTCAACCTGCTTGTCACGCAGTCGCAGTTCGACCCGCAGATGGTACACCTGCGCCGCAGGAAGCTCTTGCTCGTGCGGCCGACAGAGGACAGGAGCTATTGGCTTGCCTATAACTACGCACTCGGCGCGGCGACGACGCTGCATTTCCCCTTGCAGGTCAAGGATATCGTAGAGACACAGGACCGCCTTATCTTCGCGGCGGGCGCGGCGCTCTATGAGATACTTGACACGAATCTGACGGACGACGGCGCGGCCATCGACTACGCTATCCGGCTCAAGGATACGGTCAGCAGTGAAAAGATCATCGTGCGCAGTATCGACACGGACGCGCAGGCGGAACAGGCTGGCACGGTCAAGGTCAACGTCGATAACATCGCGCTCGATATGCCGACGAACCGCCGCAGGAAAGTGCGCTGCAACCATACGACGCCAAAGATGGAGATCTCCCTCTCTGGCTCGTCGCCGTTTCTTTTGAAACATGTATTGGTGGAGGTGGCTGACCTATGACAATAGACGAATGGATTGCGCTCTATGAGAAGAAGACAGACAGCACATTCAAGCCGCACCCGAACTTCAAGCTGTTGTACTTCCCGGAACGTGGCTTCTGCGAAGTGGCGTTCGAGCCGAAGACGGAGATGGTCATGGCCTACCAGCTCTGCGGCGACGGGCGTTTCTGGAAGCGGGTGCTTGATTCGCTGGCGATGGTGGCAGGGTTCAAGCATTGCGGGGCCATTCTCATCCGTCGTGTCAAGGCGTATATCCGTCTCTTTGGGTTCCGCATCGTGCGGGAGGAGAAATTAGTGGATGGAACTTCCATCTACTATTGCGAGGATAAACAGGGCAACCATTTGCGCCTTGCGCCTGCTTGGAAAGAGCGAGACGGTTATGCCTATTATGCAACGTGGGAGGTAAATGATGGACCAAAAATCAAGTTGGGCAATGCGTGATAAGTAAGAAGGTGAACATATGGGAAATATCATCATCAGGCCGGATATGCAGTCTATTGACGCGGAGGTATATCGTCGATACTTCCGCCACTGCCGCTTCAAAGGTGGTAACAAAACAACGGTAAACAATACGTCGACGTACACACCAACTCCGTATGAGCTGGAAATGCAGCAGCAGGAAGCCAACTACTCGAAGGCCATCGCGCCGAACGCGCTCGAACTCAACAACTTGGCGATGAACGTCCTCAAGAACTCGCTCGGCACGGTGCAGGTCGATTACAACGGCATGAACAAGACGGCGCAGAATCAGATTGCCAACGCGACGAATGGCATGAATGGCCTTATTGGTAGCAACAACGCGGCAAGTTCAGCCGTCAACAATACGCTCGGCAGTACGGCAAATCAGTACAGCCAACTCGCCGGGCAGACGGCTGGCCAGCTCGGCAACCTCTCCGGCACGTATACGAACGCCAACGTGGCGGCGAACAATGCCTTCAGCAATGCAGGGAATACCTATGGCAGTCTGGCGCAGGGCAACCTTCCAACGGCGTACCGGCAGAACATGGAGAACTCGATCTCGTCGGCACTCAACAACACAATCGGCAAGACCATCAGCGGACTCGGCAACCGTGGCGTGCTCAACAGCTCGGTCGCTTCGGCGGCGCTCAACGATATCGAGAAGAATGCGGCGGACAGTGTGGCACAGCAGTACCAGAACAATATCAACCAGGTGGCGAACCTCACAGGACAGCAGGCCAGTGCAGCACAACAGCAGATGAGCAATAGCTTCAATACGGCGGGCCAGCTCGGCAACCTCATCCAGCAGCAACACAGTCTGCAAGGCGATGCGCTTTCACAGCAGGCGCAGGCCGCACAGCAGCGTTACACGAACAGCATGAACACGAACAGCCAGAACAGCGGCCTGCTCTCGAATCTCATCAACTCGGCGACGACGCCAATCACGACGGCGAGCGTAGCGCAGGAAGCGGCACAGACTCCGGCCTCGAATCTCTGGAATATGTCGCTCGGCCTCAATGGTGCGACGAACAACGCACTCGTCGCGGCGGCTGGCAAGGGCACGACGAACAGCACACAGACGAGCACGACGAGCGGTGGCGGTGGCGGCTTCCTCAGCGGCCTGTTTGGCGGTGCTGTCTCCGGCCTTGCTGGCGGTCTTGGCTCGGCTTGGGGCTGCTTCCCTGCCGGTACGATGGTCAAGATGGGCGACGGCTCGGAGAAGGCCATCGAGCATATCGAGGTCGGCGACGAGGTCAAGACGGACAGCGGCAAGACGGAGAAGGTCGTCAAGCTCATGGAGCCGCACTACAACGATGTGTACGCAGTCATCTGCGAGAAGGGCCACACGAACACGACGACGACGCAGCCGCTCATGAAGCCGGATGGCTCGTACATCGAGATGGGCAATCTCAAGATCGGTACAGAACTCAAGAATGTCGGCAAGGTGCAGAGCATTGTCTACAGCGGGGAACGCCGCGTGTACGACTTGCAGGTTGACGGCGAGAACAACTACATCGCGAACGGCTTCACCGCACAGGGCGGCGATGACAGCTTCTGGACGGCATAAGGAGGAACGGATATGGCATACGGCAGTGGCGCGTGGCAGAACGACCCGCGCGTGGCAAATAAAGAGAATGACGACAAGAACGGCTTTGACCGCATGATGCAGTTGGCGGCCGTCGCTTCGATGATGGACAACAAGACGGCGCTCGGCTTCGGCCTCGGCAACCTCATTGCAAGTTATTTGGCGAAACAGCGGGCGGCGCAGGCTGATGCGCGTGCTCTCAGGCAGAAGGAAGCGGCAGAAGATCAGGCGGCGAATGCGGGACAGCTTGCAGTTCTCGGGCAGAACGGTTCGCCGTCCGGCTCTCCCATCTCGGCGGGCATGGCGCCACAGCAGGCGGCAACGCTTGGCTCGACGGGCATGATGCCGGGCAAGTCCTACGCGCTCGGCCTTGAACCGTATACGCGCACGGCTTGGCAGGATACGCCGACGAGCGCAGAGGTTCAGCAGGCGGCAGCTTCGGTCTTCGGCCAGACGCCGCAGGGCACGGCGGGGGCTACGGTGAGCGCGCCGACAACGCTGACGCTCGTCAACCCAGCAGGCGCACAGCAGTTCCAGTGGCCTTCCGTCAATACGGACTGGCTCCATAGAAATTCGTGAGGGGTGAGAGTATGAACATCAATCAGGCATTGGAACGAGCGGCCAGCAATGTGCCGAACGATATCACGCCGGAGGAGGTACAGCGGGCGGCACAGTACGCCTTCCGCGCACCGACGCAGGACGATATCATCCGCTATATGATGGGGCAGGGGGCGACACAGCAGGCCGCCTCTTTGCCGTCGCCAGATATGCAAGCGGCTATGATGGCTGGCACGCCAACACAAGTACCAGCAAGGGCACAGCAGACACCGCCGTCCATCGAGCGAGCAATCCAGCTTCAGGACACGCCGGACAAGCTCCGTGAGAGCGATGTGCTGTATCCGCTTCCGACGAAGGGGCTTACCTCTTGGGGACCGGTAGATATCTACCACCGTCCATTCGTAGACAATGATGACGGCTCGACCAGCACGATGGTCACGTCTATCTACGATGATGACGGTGGCTATCATGTCATTGCTGGCGTCGGCAGTGATGGCACGATGTACAGCGATGACGATGCGATCAGGCGTGCGCAGAAAGTCGGCGACAACAAGATTGCCACATTCAACAACCTCGCCGATGCAGAAGCGTTCGACGATGCGCTGCATCGGCGCGAGGTCATGCGCCTGCAATACCGCAACAATCCGCAGGCATTGCAGCAGTACGCGTATGATCTGGAACGCGCTGACCACCCAGACCGCTTCGATGCGAACGGCAACTACATCACGCCACAGGAACAGGCGGCAGTTGCCACTCAGACCGCGCCAGTCGCTTCACAGGCGGCTTCTACGGCGGCACAGGTACAGAACAATGCAACGGATGCGGCAGGCGCTCAGGCGGCTCCACAGACGGATTACAGCCAGCAACTCAACGATGTGATTGCGCAGGCGAATCGTGTCGGCATCGGGGCACCTATGTCGCTCGGCGAGCGTGGCGTGCTGTCTCAGATTCTCGGCGCGAAGGATATGTACAACGCGGCGCAGGATGACAACGGCAGGGCGGCGGCTCATGCACTTGCGGATGCGTACCGTCAGGCGGGCCAGCAGTACGGCCTCAACGATACGTCGGCAGGACTCGACGCGACGCAGCTTCGTGCGCTCTTGCAGACGGATTACGACATGGGCGTCAACAATGCGATGCAGGGCAAGACCTCGGCAGAGTATTTCGACGACCAGTACAACGCGCTCCGTCAGGCCGGACTCACGCGCAGTGAGGCGACGGACGAGGCGGCACGCAGGGCACAGCGCTACCAGAATGAGCGCGTGCGCAATCTCACGAACGCCTACTACACGTATGGCGTTGACCGCGATGGCTCGATGAACAACAATGGCGCGGCTATCCTCAATCTCATCTACGACGAACAGCCTGCCTCGGCGGCGATGGGGATGCAGAACTATGCAACGCCTATCCAGAACTGGAAGTTCAATAAGAATCAGGAAGCGGCGAATAATGCGTACCAGCAGAAACTCGATTATGGTCAGCATACATTTGACTGGACGCGCATCCTCAATAACGACAAGTTCACGGCACAGGAGAAGATGCAGGCCATTGCTGGTGAATTGCAGAAATACCTTACAAACCTCAAGATCAACGCAGATTTGCAGAAAGCACAGATTGGCGCAGACACAGCTGTACAGGTAGCTAACATTAGGGGCACAGGCAAATCAGGAGGTAGCTCGGGCGGCTCTGGCGGTTCCGGTGGCGACGGTAAAGCACCAACGGATGCACAGAAAACGTTGATGGAGAATGCTAAAGATATTTACGAAAATTCTAGTAACAATCTGGATAACGTTGGTGAGGCAATCGCAAACCTTGACAAGATTGAACAGAAGCTTCCTGATGGCGACGTGCGCCAGAGAATCGAGGATATGAAGTATGCACTCAATGCTCGGCGCGAGTTCGTATCTTGGAACGACCACGGCAGGACAGGGAGCGCGGACAATGCCATTGACTATTACGACTCGGTAAGCGACGCCAACAAGGACCTCGTCAGCGACCTCAAAGGTCTTTACGACTCTGCTTCTCACTCATAAGGGGGAATTTGCAAAATGAGCAAAGCCTATGATTATTTCAGGGAGATATCAGCAAACAACAACGACATGATTATGCCGAACGATACTGACGTCAACGGCGACACAGGGCGCATCCATGATGCTACAGGGGTGAGCGAGGGACTCGGTGGCTTCTTAGCTAACCTTCTCATGCCCGGTTTCAGCACGGCGCTGTATCGTCCATCGGCCCAGAATTTTATTGGTGGTTTGGAAGGTGACGCTGGTGGCGCCGCAAATTATCTTGGCGCATTCGCAAAGTCACAAGGGGAAATTGATCCTGACACAGGGTGGAATAGTCTAGGTGACTGGCTCATCAATAATGGCAAATACTGGAATGACCGCGCCGATGATGTACAACAGCAGTTTGGTACACTGAACCGCTACCAGAACGAAGATATTTTGCAACGACTCACTGACACAGACTATCTTACGGATTCACGTGGCCTCATGGCTGATGTTTTCAATGGTGCCGGTAGCTCTGTCCCGTTTGTGGTGGCTAGTTCTTTAGCGCCTGAGATTGGTATCGGCGGCGCTCTTGCTCGCGGGGCTGGCGGTCTCTTGGAACGTCTTGGCATGTCTACGGCTGGCCGTGCGGTAGCTTCTGACCTTGTGCAGTCTGGCGCAAACGATTTTGCGCGTTATGCTTTGACGGGGGGCCCGCTCGAAGCAGCAATCAATGCGGGCGGTATCTACGATGATTTGAAGAATCAGGGCCTCTCCGACTCGGAAATCTTCGGCAAGATGAACAGTATGATCGGCGAAGAGTTGCCGATGGATATGCTCACGTCTGGCCTCTACGGCGCTGTTCTCGGCGGCAATACATTCAGTCGGCTTGGGCAGGGCGGCTGGAAGCGTGCTATTGCGGCGAACGCCCTCAATACTCCGGCTGATATGCTCGGTGAGTATATGCAGGAGATGACGCAGCAGCAGCTCCAGAACAAGTACAGCGGCAAGCCATACGGCACGTTCTGGAACCCGACCGAAGACGAGATGCAGGCGGGCCGTGCTGCGGCTATGGGCACGCTGCCGATGGGCCTGTTTGGCTCTGCTCGTGGTGCAAGAAACTCCCGCCGTGCAGCTATGGCTGCGGCAGATGGCGGCTCGGTCACGGGGCCGGAGCCTGTCACGCCGCCTGCTGTGCCTGACCCGAACGTCGACCCGGTAGCAGTGGCACAGCTTACGGGCAAGAACGACGATGTGCCGACGGCTGACGGTGTTGATGTCACGAATCTCGACCCGCAGCAGTACACGCAGTGGTACGGTGAAAAGCTCAAGGCGCAGGGTATCGATGTGCCGGATGCGACGATCACGGTGCAGACGCCGAAGGCGACGGGCACGACGGGCGGCGCAAAGGCTGGCGCCGGTGCGAACGTCATGGATGCGGCACAGGACTTTATGGGCCAGCATATGGAGAATGGCGCGAATGGTTGCGTCGAAGCAGTCACGAAGATTGGCGCACGCTACAACCCGTTCCTCGCAGACGAACTCAGCAAGGGCGTTGTCAATGTCGACACGCTCGTTGCGGATGCAGGCGACAAGGTCATCCCGTTCGACCCGAACAACCTCGAAGCGGGCGATGTCATCGTCTACGACAACAATGACCATGTTGTTCTCTACGACGGCAACGGCGGCTATGTTGGCAACTCGTCCTCTCAGCAGAAGGTTGTGCAGGGCGGCGACTACAACAACATGGGCGGCCTCAAACCGACGAAGATCATCAAGACGGGCAACGGCGTGACGGCACAGAACACGCAGGAAAGGGCTGACAACGGAAGTGCTCCGGCGGCTGACCTTTCGAGCCTGCCGGTCGGTGATATCGCTACGTCTATCGCGCAGAACACGGGACTCCCTGCCAACTTCATCTGGGCGCAGCTGTCTCACGAGAGTGACGGCGGCAACAGCAAGCTCGCGCGCGAGGACCACAACTATGGCGGCGTCAAGGGTACGGATGGCGAATATCTCCACTTCGACAACGACCAGCAGTTCGTCGACTACATGTCGAACTACTATCCGAAGTACCGCGAGGACGGCATCTATGACGCGCAGACGGCTGACCAGTTCGCAGAAGCACTTCAGCATGGCGGCTATTTCACGGCGGACCTCGGCGAATATGAAGGAGGCATGCATCGCTACCTCGAACAGGCGGGCCTCTCGGACAGCGGCACGGCTGGCACTCCATCTGAGAAGCAGAGCGGCGGCGATAACGCCAACACGATGACGCAGCAGCAGTTCGGCGATATGCTCAACGAGAAGATGATTGACTTCGCTGGCACGAACGATGATACGGTCAAGGCCGTGTTCAACGACATGTCTACGAGCAAGGACAAGGCACTTGTCGCTCTCTTCGCTCCATACATGCAGGATGGTGCCTTTGCCAACACGGCGGCAAACCGTGAGGCGCTTGTCGGCAACGACGGCTTCAAGAAGGCCATGTCCATGTTCCTCTCGAAACATCTCAGCGACTACGCCCCGGCATTCGAGAACGGCCGCATCTCGTTCCAGCAGGCGGAGGACGCACTGCGCCCGCGCCACCAAGTACAGGCCGCGCAGGCGGTACAGACGCCGAACATCCAGACGGCCGCAACGCCGCAGGCACTCATTCAGATGGTACAGAAGGGGCTCAACCGCGAACAGCAGGGCGCAATCTTACAGGCGGCCAACACGGCACTTCATACGCCGCAGGGGATGGCGAACGGTGACGAAGCAGTCTGGATGAATAAGCTCGCAAAGGCAATCGACGAGCATGATTATCCGACGATTGCGCAGATGATTCCGAACGAGTCGATGCAGGCGCTCTCTGCCTCGAAACAGACTCAGCCCTCGGTCAAAGCGAACGAACCGACAAAGAACCCTGTTAGCTCTACGGTACCGGCCAACACATCAGTACAGCAGGCACCAGAAGCACAGCAGGCCAATGTAACACCGCTCCCGACGCAGGAGGCTCAGCAGAGCGAAGGCGTGCGCATCGCACAGCCACAGCAGACGGTTGACGAGCAGAATGCGCAGATGGATGCACGCATCGCGGAAATCAAGAAGCAGCCACTGGCACAGCGCAAGGAACTCGGCCAGCAGTATCTCGATACGTTGCGCCAGAACAACGTGTCGTTCAGCGAGAAGAAACTGGCAAAGCCACTCATGGATGGCGAGCCGGAAGCACTCGAACATGTGCAGCGTACGTATGGCGACCTACTCAACACCATCACACCAGCAGAGGCGGCGGCTGCCTCTCAGCACACGGCACCGCGCACGATTCAGGCGGCGACGATGGCTAGACTTGCCAATATGGTCAGCGAGATTACCAGCGGCAACACCTACAAGAACGCCAGCCCTGTAGGGAAGCTGGCCTATCTGGCGGCGGCAAGTGGCCACGCTAAGACGGTCGGTGCAGATGAATCGGTAAAGGCTATTGACAGCATCATCGCCGACGTCCGCAAAAAGGCAGGATTCTCCGGCAAGGGCACGACGGAAGGCATGACGCCGGAGCAGAAGGATGAGTTCTATAACACCTTCTACAAGCAGTCGCTCGACGATGCAACGGCCATCCGCAAGGAAGCGAAAGACGAGAAACCCGCCAACCTCAAGATCCTCGACAACACGATTGAGATGTTCAAACAGGAACTTGCCAATAGCAAGCCGACGAAGAAAGAGAGAAAGGAAGTTACGCATGAGAGTACGCAGAGTAAGAATCAGCAGAAGCCGGACGAAGGCGCCAAAAATCAAGATCAGCACGCCAAACCTGAACCGCGCAAAGCGGCAGGCACTCAGCGCAAAGCCGAAGAAGGTGAAGTAAGCGACAATAAAAAAGCCGCCGACGAGGGCGGGCAGGCTGTTGTTACAAAAAAGGAGCAGAAGGCAGACATCAAGAATCTTGATTCTGCCAAGGTTCCTGCAATGGGTGAGCCTATCCACGGCATCAAGGGCGCTGAGACGACGGTTGTCACGGATAGCGGCAAGGAAATCCGCGTGCGCTACCGCGCTGTTCCGGCGTCGCGTGTCATCACGTCGCACGATGCGGAGACGATGGTGCCGAACAAGGCGTATCCGCAGGAACTTCAGCCGCGCGATCGTCAGCGTGTATCCATGCAGGAGCAGGTTACGGCGATGGCCAACGAGCTTCGTCCGGCTGACCTCGGCGCAGGCCGCAATCTCAATCAGGGTACACCTATCATCCGCAAGGACGGCGTCGTGCTCAACGGCAATGGTCGCGCTATGGCAATCCAGAAGGCAACGGCAGCGGGCGGTGATAAGGCAACGGCCTACCGCAAATACATCTTCGAGCACTCGAAGGAGTTTGGTCTTTCAAGGTCAAGCCTCGCGCAGCTGCGCAAGTATATGCTCGTCCGCGAAGTCGTTGACGATATCGACGCGGACACGATGCAGGATATCATCGGCAGTACAGCTGGCGGTTCCCGCATGGGTGCAAGCGAGCAGGCGAAGGCAGACGCGAAGAAAATCAAGCCGCGTGACCTCGATTCTTACGTCGATAATGAGCAAGGCGACCTGACGACGGCGGCGAACCAGAACTTTGTGGCAAATATCCTCTACCGTATCGTCGGCAAGAACGAGCGCAACGCTTACACAGACGAGCATGGCAACGTCAACGCAGACGGCATCCAGCGCGTCAAGCGTGCCCTGTTCTCGCTGGCCTACAACGACGACGGCCTCATCGACAAGATGGCTGAGAGTACGGATGACAATATCCGCAACGTCTCACGAGGCCTGATGAGTGCGGCCCCTGCTTTTGCTCGCGTCAACCTTGCCGTCAAGGATGGGCAGGCGTATGAGTACGACGCAGGAAAGACTATCTCTGACGCCGTCAAGCACCTCGATGCACTCCGCCGCGAGGGCAAGCCGGTCAAGGATTATCTCAACGAGCAGAGCATGTTCAGCGAGTATCAGGATACGGACGAGGTGCGCGAGGTGCTGCGCTTCTTCGACGAGAACAAACGCAGTGGCAAGAGAATCGGCATCTTCCTCAACGACATGGCGAAGTCCATCTTGGAGCAGGGTAGTCCAAACCAGACATCTCTGATGGATGGTGGACGCGCAACGCTCGGCGAAATCATCAAGTCGGCAGAGCGTGTAGCACGTGACGGCACGACGGCTGCAAGCCTCTTTGATAACGTGCAGGAAGCACCGGCAGAGGAAAAAACGAAAAAGACCACCGACGATAAGAAAGATGAATCCATCTTTGGCAGCGTGGAAGATGCAGACAAGGAAATGCTGGACGCACTCGGTCTCAGCGAAGAGGACCTTACCGACGATGTACTTACTGCCCCTAGCGGCATCAAGAACACGGCAGAGGAACGCGAGAAGCTGGAAAAGGAATTGGCCGCAGAGTTGAATAAGCTGTCAGCAAACCCTGTATTCAACCCGAAAATCTACACGCTCGGCCTGAAACTCGCAATGACCTACGTCAAGGACGGCATCAATACGGTCAAGAAGCTCATCGCAAAACTCAACGCGAAGTTCGGTGACAAGATTGGACCGTGGGCACCGGCCTTGGCTGAGACGGTACGCACGTGGCCGAAAGGCGTCCCGTTCGACGAAAAGAAGGTCATGGCTATCTCGAAGGCTGTTGGCGCACGTTACGAGAGCGGCATCACGTCGCTCGATGATATGCAGGCCGACATGAAGAAGCTCTTGAAGGGCCAGCACGATTCTTTTGCTCCCATGATTGAAGCATCGTATAATGGTATCAGGAAGTTCTTTGAAGCACAGAAGGGGGAGAATGACCATGTTGATGACAGCACCAGTGGACTGGCTGAACGAGCTGGCAGAGGGTCCGATTCGGACAGAGTGGGGCCTGATGATGCAGGCGGAGAATCCGGCAGAAGAAGCGGACGAGGTGTACAAGAGGTTGAAGAAGCAGTACAGCCAGAAGGTGGCGCTCGCGTTCGAGATCGCAGCGCCGCTGCTGGCGGAGAGGCTGGCAATCGCGGAATACAAGCTGAAGAATCCGGCGATCGAGCCGGTAGCGCCGGAAGTGCTCACGTATCCCGAAGCGTTAGAGATAGCTACGAGGGAAGTGTGGGACATGACGCCGACCGAAATGCAGCAGACATTAGACCTGCTCAAAACAGACGAGACAATGCAAGTCCTGCCGGAGCTCGTGCAAGAGCCGTAAAGCCGAACAAGTCTCATAAGCAGGGCGACCTCGGCAGTATCAAGAATGACCTGCCTATGCTCAAGCCGGAACAGCAGGAGGACGTTGAGTTCATCGAGACGCGCGTCAATGTCAACAACAAGCCGGGCGTCATGCTGACGAACGGCACTGGCACAGGCAAGACCTACAGCGGCCTCGGCTTTGTCAAGCGCATGTATGACGCAGGCAAGAAGAACATCCTGATTGTCTCGCCCGGTGAGAGTATCAACGACCAGTGGATTGAAGCAGCCAGCAAGCACTTCGACCTTTCTATCGAGAAGCTGGACAGCACGAAGGACAGCGGCAAGGATGGCGGAATCTGCATCACGACGTATGCGAACCTGCAAGCAAACAAAGAGCTTGTCAACCGCAACTGGGATGCAGTCGTCTCGGATGAGTCTCACACGCTCATGCAGAACGAGAAGGGCGGGGAGACTGGATACTTATCCATGCTCCGCGCTCTCACACTGAACCCGCGCGGCGCTTACAAGCGTTTCAAGCTCCAGCACCGCACGAAGGAAATCCGTTCTCTTGAAAATCAGATTGAAGAACGGGAGAAGAAGGCCAAGGCTATTCTGCGTCCGTACAAGGATAAGAAGAAAGTCTCGTCTGCCGACAAAGCAAAGGTTGACGCCTTGCAGAAGGAAATCGAAGATCTCAACAAAGAGATGGAAGGCATCTTCTGGAAGATGTCCCCGGGTACAGACAAACTCATGCAGGACCTCAAGGCGGCCTATCCAGAAGAGAAGCGCCCGAAGGTCCTGTTCCTCTCTGCTACGCCGTTCGCCCATGACAAAGACGTTGACTATGCAGAGGGCTATCTGTTCAACTATGATGACCAGCCGAACACGGGCGCTTACAATCAGGGCACGCCTTTCGACCGCTTCATGGTCAAGCACTTCGGCTATCGGATGCGCACGAACAAGTTGACGCGGCCGGATGCGGAAGTGGACAGCCGCGCGATGGAAGTCCAGTTCCATGATGATCTCGTCAACTCCGGCGCGATGCATGGCCGTCAGATTGATGTAGACAAGGACTATGACCGTGGCTTCATCCTCGTAGATGGCGGCATCGGCCACAAGATTGATGAGGGCTTCAAGTTCCTCTCGGACAATCATGCGGCCTATGGAGAACTGCAACAGGCACTCATGAAGCAGTTCAACAAGAGCCAGCAGAAGTACCTCATCGAGTCCATCAAGGCGCGTGAGGTCATTCCTCTTATTCAGGAATACGTCAAGAAGGGCAAGAAGGTCGTCCTGTTCCATCAGTCGATGGTGGAGCATAAGAACATCCATCCGTTCCAGCTGAAGCCGTCGGATGGCCTTGCCGAGAACGCTGCGGTGTGGGCACAGTGGAAGGCGTTCAAGTCGGCACGGCCTGACCTCGTCGACCTCTCGCTCGGCAACGTCCCTGCACCTATGGAAACGCTGCGCAAGGAACTCGGTGGTCACGCTGTGTTCATCAATGGCAGCGTTCTCAAGAAAGACCGTGCAAAGAATATCGAGCAGTTCAACGACGACAATAGCGGTGTGAATATCATCGTCTGCCAGCAGGATGCGGCGAACGCTGGTATCTCGCTGCATGACACGACGGGCAAGCACCCGCGCGTGCTCATCAACATTGCCATGCCGGAGCGCCCTTCCTATGCGATGCAGATTGAAGGCCGCATCTACCGCGTCGGCAATGCGTCGAACGCTGTGTTCCGCTACCTCTCTACGGGTACGGATATCGAGAAGAACATGTTCGCCAGCACGATTGGCGGGCGTGCGGCCTCGGTCGAGAATCTTGCCGTTGGCAATGCGGCTCGCGGCCTGCGCGAATCGTTCCGCGACCTGTATCAGGAAACAATGGACGGTTCGTGGAGACGCCGTCTGCCGGGCGCAGAAGGCGAGGGCACGGGCGGAAAAGAGATGGACTACGCTGTGACGGCTGACCTCTCGGAGTACGACCGCGCGAAGTCGTTCTACTTCGCTCACCAGAAGCGCACGGCGGCGACGAAGGCGCAGGAAGGCAACGACTACTTCGCAACGCCGGAGCCCATTGGCTATAAGATGGTGGAATGGCTCGGCCTCAAGCCCGGCGAGAAAGCGCTGGAGCCGTCTGCCGGTCATGGCGCTATCTCGCGCTGGTTCCCGGAGACGACGGAGCGCACGATCGTAGAGCCGTCCGGCAAGCTCATGCCGTTGGCACAGATGAACACGCCGGGCGCAAAGGCGGTACACGGTTCTTTCGAGGACTTCAATATCGTCAACAAGTTCGACGGCATCGCTATGAACCCGCCGTATGGCACGGGTGGCAAGACGGCTATCGAGCACTTGAAGAAGGCATTCAAGCAGCTGCATGACGGCGGCCGCGTCGTCGCGATCATCCCGGAAGGCCCTGCCGCAGACAAGCGCTATAGCAAGATGATGGAGGAGATTTCTTCCGAAGTCGTTCCGATTGCGGATATCCATCTTCCTGCCGTGGCGTTCTCGCGCGCTGGCACGAAGATAGGAACGCATATCGTCGTCCTTGACCGCTACACGGGCAAAGCTGCGCATCAGGCCGCACTTGACCATTTTGGCGGGGCCGACGATATCGACCTGCGTGACATCGACGATATCAAAGACCTGTTCGACCGCATGGAAAACATGACGTTGCCGGAACGTTACGACGCAAGCAACGCCCACAGGGTTGAACCTGTACCGACTCCGGCTGTACAGCTGGACGAGGCGCGAGTGGAAGGCGTGCCTGATGAGACGCCGAACTTCACGGCGGACGAGTTCGAGCATACCAAGACACACGAAGTCAAGTTCCGTGCGCGTCCTAAGTCGTTCCTCGGCGAAAACTACAGACCTATCCAGAAGCTCGCCAAAGCTCACGGTGGATACTACAGCAAGTTCGCAAAGAACAGCTTCCTGTTCGAGGATGAGGACGAGCGCAATGCTTTCTTACAGGAGGCGGAGGCACTTCTCAGCGATGGCAAGGCATCGGCAAAGGGCAGTGCGGCCGATATGGTAAAGCACATCGAGTTCCCTGCCGCTGACACGCTCACAGAGCGCGAGAAGGCCATGCAGGAGTTCGGGCAGCAGATGGGCGTCCGGGTCGTATTCTTTGACGGTCCGGCGAACCTGCGCGGCTTCTACAACAAGGGCATCACATTCATTAACCGCAGCGCCTCGAAGTCGCCGTCGTGGGTATTCTGGCATGAGAACCTGCATTGGCTCCGCAGCAACAACCCGGAACTGTACCGCCAGATGGTGGATTACATCAGCGGCAGGCAGGAGTTCTCGCCGGAACAGCTGCAAGCGTACCGCGATGCAATCGGCCGGCCTGAACTCACGGACGCCGATACGATCGAAGAGATGCTTGCCGACGCAATGCCGGACGTGCACAAACGTGTTGACCTGTTCCGCAAGATGGGCAGGGAAAACAAGTCGCTCATTCAGCGTTTCTTCGGATGGCTGCGCGACACGATGGCAGCATTCCACAATGCATTTTCTCAGCCGAAGTACGGCCTCAGCAAGACGCAGGCGCAGGCGATGCGCAACGCACTCGCGAACATCGCCGAAGATCTGCGCGATGGCGAGGGCCGCCGTATTTTCCGCACGCGCGGCGCAGATCGTAAAATCCTGACGGCGCAGGGCGAGGAGCTTTCCTATCCTGTACCAGATGACAACACGAAGTATTCCGCCGATAAGCGCGATAAGGAACCGGCTGGCAGTCCGGGCAGGATGCGCCGTGCACTTGTGAAGCTCGGCCTCAGCACGGAACAGCTCAAGAATGTCGAGCTCCGTCAGGCGAAGGGCAAGCAGCTCGACGATATCAGCGGATGGGACATGCTTGCTAAGTCGGTCCGTCAGGTGGCCCGCAAGAGCCCGGCGGTGCAGTATATCTACCGTCTCGGCAGGAAGGCACTGGACGAGCAGGAACATCTGCGCAACTTCTACGCGCAGGAGATTCGGAAGTTCAATCAGTATGTGAAGAATCCGAAGATCCTCGAAGAAGTCGCGCAGCTGCTCTGGGAAGGCGATGCGACCGGCCACGCATACACGGGCGACGAGCTGCAAGCGATGGGCGTATCGGTCGAAGCTGGCCGCGCTTACAATCTTGTCCGCAGGGTCCTTGCTGATGCATACAAGCGCGTCAACGAGGCGAGAATGCAGGTCAAGGTTCGCACGGAAGTCATCGGCCGGAACGATTATCGCGAGTTCATCGCTTCGCACTTCCTTAAGCCGGAGGATGTACTGAAGGCAGAAATGCTTCGCAATGGCAGTATGCGCGTCACGTATCGCGGCGCAAAGGTGTATAGCAAGAACGAGGAAGTCGTCTCTTCGGAGGTCTATAATCGCCTGCGGAAAGACAAGGATGTCTATATCAAGTACGCTGATGTGAACGATGATGGCACGTACACGATCGGCTACACGGAACGCGTCAAGCCTATCCATGATCTTGAGGGTTATATGCCGCACTTCTTCCATCACTTCATGGTCTACGAGAAAACGACGGGCGACGACGGCAAGGAAATCCTTGTGTCGCTTGGCTCGGCCAACTCACTCAAGAAAGCCACGGACCTTGCAAACCAGTATGCAAAGGCGAACCCGAAAGGCCAGTTCGTCATCCGTCCGCACAGCTTCGAGTACGACGAGGACTACAACAACGTGGTCGTCGGCGACAAGGATTACATGAAGATGATGATGCAGATCACGAAGCACACGGAGATGACTCTGCCGGAAGCCAATGCATTCCTGCACGACAGCGTAGGCGTCACAAAGAAAGGGCGTCATCGCTTCTTCGGCAACGCACAGCACCGCAAGGGCGCGAAGGGCTTCGATAGGGATGTGCAGTGGGCACTCACGCATTACCTCAATGCTTCGGCCCGCTATGTCGCGATGGAGCACTTCAAGCCGGAGGCTATCAGCTTCTACGAGCGCTTCTTCGGCGACTTCAACGCGGAACCGAAGAGCAACACGGCACGCTACATCAAGAATTTCATCAACGATATGAATGGCGTTCCCAGCTATATCGAAGATGAGTTGAATAAGATTGTTGCAAACATCCCGTTCTTTGGTTCTCGTCTTAATGATGCGTTTGAAGGCCGTCCGGCGCTCGCACTGTCCAGCTCTATCAGCTGGTTCAACGCGGTCACGAAGCTCGGCCTCGGTAACTTTGCATCGGCGGCAATCAACTTCATGCAGTTCATCAACATCGGCACAAGGCTGAACAGCTATGCTTATGCGAACATGGGTCTCAAGAAGGCACTCAAGCCAAGTGACTTTGACCGCCGTATCATCGAGGAGTCGGGCGTCATGGACGAGGTCAACCTCGCGTCTGACGCAGGCGGCTATACGCAGACTCGCGACTACGGACGCGCAAGGAAGGGCCTCAGCAAAGTGAAGAAGGGCCTTGACCTCGCGATGATACCGTTCACTAAAGCGGACTCACTTATGCGCAAAGCAGCTATCCTCGGCGCTTACTATCAGGGCGTGCAAGAGAAGGGGATGAAGCCGGAGCATGAGGGCGAGATTTCCCGCAAGGCTATCGAGTATGCGAAAGACGTGAACTACGATGCGAACTTCGATTACTCGACGGCGGCGGCGCCTGGTGCGATGCGTGCCGGTTCTGTCCTGACACAGCAGCTCTTCCAGTTCCAGAAATATCCGATCATGCAGTTCGAGTTCTTCTGGAATAACGTTGTGCACGCGGAGAACAACAAGCAGCGTGCGCGCTTCCTCGTGCCATATCTCTTGATGTCCGGCGCTGTCGGTGCCGTACCTTTCGGTGCTCTCATCAACGCCGTGGCCTCGTCCCTTGTCGGTGCGGGCGGCGACGATGATAACGACCTCGCGGAAGAAATCAAAGCAGAAATGATGAAGTGGGCAGGCACGGACCCGATGAAGCGCCGCCTTGTCAATACAGTGCTCTACGGCATCCTTGCCAACGCCAACATCAACATCTCGGAGCGTGTCGGCATGAGCAACGCATTCTCGGGCGAGTATTACGGCAACAAGCCGGAATCCTCTGCCGGTGCTTTGTTGCAGCTCTTTGGTGGCCCGCTCGTCAGCACGGTCTATAACGTCGCGACACAGATCGGCAACCACAATCCTATCGAGACCATCAAGGCGGTATCGCCGTCTCTTGGCAACATGCTCCAGGCAGTCGTTGGCGAGACGCGCACGACGCACCACCGCGTCGGGACGGTCTACGAAGATATGTATAGCCGCGTCATGCACGGCCTCGGCTTCCGCAGCGTAGATGAGACAAACAACAGCTTCGTCAACAGCTACCTCTACAAGCAGCAGAAGCAGGCGCAGGAGGACAGGAAGGACGCAATGGATGCTTACATCCGCAACCCGTCCTCTGAGAACCGTCAGCGCATGACGAGCCTCGGTGTCACGGACAAGACGTTCAAGACCTACAAAGAGAACGCAAACAAGTCCTCGAAAGAGCGCTCACAGAGCGAGAAGAAAACGAAATCGAAGAAGCCGCAGACGGAGGCCCAGAAGGAAAGCAGCCGGCTGAAAGACTTCACGAAGTAATCTACAAGAGCAATTTGCATAATATGCACGTTGCTCTTTTTTATTGGGGAGGAACGCATATGGCAAGACCGCCGCCGCAATCATCGGCCGCATATCTACTACTATACGAGGTACAAACTATGACATTGAATGATGCAGCTATGATTGTCTCAGTCACGGCGACGTGCGGGGGTATCTTCTACAAGGCGTGCCTCTCTCCATTGGAGAGGAGCATTGACAAGTTGTCTAAGCTCATTGACGAGCAGTCCGAAGTGGTTGCGGGCCATCGCGTGAAGCTCGCGGAGATTGAGTCGTCATGCCACTCGGCACACCATCGCATTGACCGCCTTGACCATATCGTCGACGAATGGAAAGGAGGCAGATAATGAAAGACAAGATTGTCCGCTTCTCAGCGTGGGCGCAGAAAAATTGGCTCGCGCTCGTCATCTTCTTGTCCGTGCTCATGATGATCTTCCTCTGTGCCGTCATGTTCTCATGGCTCTACGGCTATTGGAGCAACGCGCTCAAGGGCACGCATTTCGAGCTTGCGTCATGCTGGCAGGGCATCACAGTCGTCTGCACAGGCATTGCGGGCGTCGTGGCCCTAGGAAAGGCAGCTTGGACAAAACTATCCATCGACAGTCAGTACAATAGTCCAGTTGGAGAACCACCGCCGTATTCTAAAATCATGCCAATGAAAGGAGTTGACGAGAAGCATCATGTATAAGATTTATAAAGTAATATACACTAAGTGTAATAAAATTATATACATTGGATGCACGAGACAATCCCTGAGATCAAGGTTTAGCGAGCATGTACGTACAAGTGGGAGTGCCATCCACAGCATTATCGAAAAGTACGGTAAAGAAAATTTTGAAATAATCAAGATTGACGAATCAGACAAGGAAGCAGAGGCTTTTTTGAAAGAAGAGTTTTGGACAAACTTCTTCCGCAAGAGGACATATCTTTTCAATAAAATGGCTGGCAGGAGACTCACACAAAGACAACGTGATATACTTTACCAATCTAGGATTGGTACACATCACAC